GGCGCCCACGCTGCCGAGATGACCGCACTGGAAGAAATCCACGCTATAGAAACAAAAGAAAAGAACAAGAGATTGGCAGAGCACAACAAGAGATTGGCAGAGCTAGAAGAGGAGTTTGCTTCCCGCGGCGAGAAACTCAATAGGTCCAAAAAAGCGGAGCTTAAAAGATTAGTAGATGAGAGCTATAATGATCCCGAGAAGCTATCGAAAGAGTTGGCAGAAGCTTTTGGATTAAAACATGGTTAAGAAGATTGTATCCCTTTATTTGGCAGCCGCCTTGGTCTGTCCGACCATAGCCCTAGCTGCAGGTGAAGTAGAAGATCAGCCCTCTACAGAGGAGGCTTACGACATCACCCCCATTAAGGCAGGAGACCCCGCGCCATTCGACGGCATTCTAATGACTTACGAGGCTGCGTCTAAAATCGCAGTAGACAAGAAGTTTGAAGACGCGGAGTGTGAGCTTCGAATTAGCTATGAACTCCATATACAGGGAGAACGATTTCAGCTTCAGCTAGATTACAAAGACATCGAAATTCAATCCTGGAAAGATCGCTATGAATCTATGATGATTTTAAAAGCGGCCGAGAATGATCGGCTTGAAAAACTGATTCTCAAACAGAATCCTACCAAGGAGCCTTGGATGGTCGCATTGGGATTTGGTATCGGCACTCTCTCGTCCCTGGGGATTTTTGCTCTATCGACGGAGATTGTGAAGAGTGAGTAATAATGATATAATTTATCAGTCGAAGGGCGCCCTGATTGCGTTTCTGGTATCAGAAGGCTTTCAAACTGGTTCGGATACCGGTAACATTACCGGCAGTGCGTTGGAGAATGAAATCGCAGTCTGGTCTAATCCGACCACTATTGAGGGCGACTCAAGTTTTACGTGGGACGGCACTCTGCGCGTCAGTGGATCGGTTCTTCTGGGCGAAGACTCCAGCGACACGGTAACCCTTAAGGGTGTGGATACTGGAACAGATAATACAGTTCTTATTCTCAATGGTTCGAATGTCATTAAGACTGATGAAATTGATCCAAAGGTCTGGGCTGGCGATTTGGTTGATTATACCGGTACCCCGGCCGATAACCAAGTAGCGATTTGGACAGATACAGATACGCTTGAAGGAGACTCGGACTTAACGTTTGATGGCACAGCATTGACCATGTTGACCTCCAGCGCCACTATAGCACAGACACGCCTTATAGAATATACGGACGGGACTGATGCGATAACCGTTCTCTCCGATGGAACAATCAGTTTGGCAAAGGGCAATGTAGGGAGTCCTTCGGTACAGACCACAGACCATGAGGCCGACGGCGACGGCGAGTGGACAAAAATTATGTCTGCCACAGCTCTTTCAACTTATTGGGCGCCTAATGTGGTCGCCTTGGTTACTATAAATCCCATGGGCTTCGCCGGCGCCGGACCGGGCGAGCACTATGAATTTATTGTAACAGGGAGATGGGCTCGGGGCTCCTCGACAAGTGTTTATACAATACATACTGACATTACGGTTGAGGCTATTAATAGCGCCGCAATAAATGGTTGGGATCCCACCACAGACATCATCTTAACTTATAACGGTGTTACGGCTGCTGAGATTTGGATTAAGGGATTAACTGATTATACAAGCTGTGACGTTACCATCTTAGGGGGAACTCCGACAAGGGCGCTCGGCAGTTTCAACCCGCCTGCATGGCAAATCGAACCATATCAAAATTCTACATGGGGCACTTTTTCTAGTCTGGGAACAGATGTCTATGGAACGTGGGTTTCCAAGGCTCTTGCCGGATTGGTGGTTTCCGGAAGTACCCACTTACAAAGTGCAGCAGTTAATGGTTTGGTGGTTACGGGAAGCGCTGTGGCGCCTAACATAGGAACAGGAACAGGCAACGATGTTGTGATTCTGAATTCTTCTGGATATTTAAAAACCGATACAATCGATTCAAAAGTATGGGCTGGCGATCTGGTTGATTATTCAGGCACGCCGGTCGATAGCCAGTTGGCTGTTTGGACCGACACAGACACGCTCGAAGGAGACACCAGCTTAACGTTTGATGGGTCTTTCCGGGTCACCGGGTCGAGTACCCTCAATGGGTATCTGACGTTACCAAGCGGACTTTCGTCCTCAATGGGAACTCCGATATCTAATAACTACGCTAGCGCAGCTCAATGGGTTAAAGTTGCAGAGGCCCACTCGTGGTCTACAAACGATCGTGCCTCCGCAACAATTGATGTGATGTTGACCGGTATTGAGGGGACGGCAGAGATTTATCAAGCTCGCGTCCATCTCTGGGCCGCAACCACAGGCAACACCACACTATCTCAATGTCAGGTGGATATCATACAAGATGAGGGCGCCGAAGCATGGGATACTAGTGACTTTGTTTTAACTCAAAAAACTTCATCGACTTACAAGGCGGAACTGTGGGTGAGAGCCCCTTTCCTTTACGCGCGCTGTTACGCAACCATCACTAACGGTAGCAGCGATGGGAGGTTGAATTATAAGACAGATTGGTATCTTACTCCCGAGCAAACGTGGGGATCTTTTGTTAGTGCTGGATCGGACGTCACAACCACAAACGTGAAAAAAAGGTTTGATAGTCTTGTAATAGACGGCGACCTAACTGTAAGTGGAAACGACATCAAGAACTCCGCGGCACTCACTACAATAACCATGAACGCCGACGGGTCCATAACAAGCCCGCTGCAGCCCATGGTGTATGCCTTTAGAAATTCTGAACAAGATCTTAGCCCAAACACAAGCTGGGAAACTGTTATTTTTAATGATGATTCAATCACGAATGACACCGCATTTGATGTGGGTGGCGACTACAATACGAGCACCGGTGTTTTCACGGCCCCAGCAGATGGCAAATACCTAATATCGGTTGAAGTGATGCTGACAAACGTCCCGGCAAGCACTGGATACATCCTTTTGTACCTAGTTACCACTAAGAGCACCGCCGATAGCTTCTATCAGTATTCCGGGCGGAGAAATCCTGTCTCGTGGGATGCCGAAATGGACTACTATCAAGCAGCCGGCACGTGGCTCGCCAATATGGCTGACGGGGATACAGCATATGTTCAAATCCGCGACACAAGCGCCGATAGTGATACCAAGATCTATGGCTCAGCGAATACAAGCTATACTCGCATACAAATAATGAAAGTTGCTTAGGAGAATATTATGAAGACAATTACTTTAGAATTTGAAGACATGGATTGGCAGATTTTGGAGGATGGGATCCTTGACCCCACAGAATGGATCCAGAATGTCGCCAATGTTAAGATGGGAAAAGTTAAAAAAGCCATCCTTATTAAAGAACAGGGGAGGCTTCTGGCGTCTGAACGCAAGACGATGCCTGCCACGGTGGAAGGACTAATAGAGTCTTACTTTGCGCAGGACGGATATATGAATGCAGCCGCACGATGGGCTGCAGCTCAAGAGGAAGATCCGACGCTCCCAAATGAGTAAAGACCAAGAATACATCGCCAAACTAGAGAAAGCCATAACTCAAAAGTATGGCGATGAGGCAATTAACAATCCTAGACGTTTTTGGGACGAGGGTAAAGAAAAAGAATATATCCAACAGTCCCGAGAGGAGCAACGTAAATTTGCCAAATTAGCTGAAACTCAAGACAAAGTAGAACAAGACGGATTTTTAATAAATAAAAAACTACTTACTAGAGACCATAATAGGACCTGTCCTATCTGTGCTCGATATTCATTTCGTTCTCGCGATGATATGTATATGAGTAAGTTTAAAGCTTGTTTTGTGTGCTATATAAAATGGATAGAGGGAAGAGAAGAAAGATGGGCAACTGGTTGGAGACCGGATAAGGAATAAAAACATGGCAACAGTATACGAAATCATTCAAGGACTCAATCAAGCTGCAGCGAACGCATACGACGGCGCGCACGAAGAATCTATGCAGGCAGACGCCCGCGCACGTTTGGTTGGATTAAGTCGAGAAGAAGGTCATATGATTAATGACCGCCGCGTCATGGACGGATTTGGTGTCCGGTTTCATGGACCCATCTTGCGCCTTACATATCAAGCAGAAGCTCGAATTAAGGAAGTGCAAGCCAATGACTTCGAAGATGAAGTGGGTCGTAAACTACAAGACATCATAAAGTTTCTAAAGAAAGAATATAAAGCCATCACCGGCGATACTGTTACTCTTACCAAAGAAGGAGAGCATCAGATTTTAGTCCAGCGTATCTCCAATTACCGCACCGACATCCAAGCACACTGTGATTATCGCATTGGCGGACTTAACAAAGAGGTTGACCTGGTTGAAGGCGGATCTGAAGATAAGCTTGATAAAGCAATTCGCAACTGGCTTTCACAAGGACCAAAAGGTCGCCCCAAGAATGATACTCGCAAAGGTGAGTAATAGCTGCCATGGGGAATACCCTTACTAAAAAAGAGATTCTGAAAGAAATAGTTAAGGCGGGCAAAGACCCGACTTATTTTACGATGAACTATGGGAGAATCTCCCATCCCCAAAAGGGCACAATTCCATTTAAAGCGTACGACTATCAGCAAGATTTGCTGAAAGATTTTAACGACTATCGTTTTAATATTATCTTAAAGGCGCGCCAGCTTGGAATTTCTACTGTAACAGCGTCTTATATTGGCTGGCTCATGTTGTTCCACCGCGACAAGAATATTCTTGTTGTGGCTACCAAACTTCAGACAGCGACCAATCTTGTTAAAAAAGTTAAAGCCCTTATAAAGAACCTCCCCGAGTGGATGCAAATCGCATCCATCACCGTTGACAACCGAACCTCTTTCGAGCTTTCCAATGGTTCTCAGATCAAGGGATCCTCAACATCTGGCGACGCTGGTCGTTCTGAAGCCTTGTCACTCCTTGTCATCGACGAGGCCGCCCACGTTGAAAAACTGGATGAGTTGTGGACTGCTCTGTACCCCACCCTATCAACTGGTGGTCGTTGCATCGCGTTATCAACGCCCAATGGTGTGGGCAACTGGTTCCACCAGAACTGTGTCGAGGCAGAAGCCGGCACCAATGATTTCTATATGACGACCCTATTGTGGGACGTCCATCCGGATCGTGATAAGAAATGGTTTGATAAAGAAACTCGGAACATGTCTAAGCGTCAAATCGCGCAAGAGCTTGAATGTAACTTTAATGTATCGGGCGAGACGGTGATCCACCCAGATGATATTCAGTGGTATTTAGAAAGAGCGACTGCACCCGAATACCGCACAGGGTTTGATAGAAATTATTGGATTTGGAAAAAATATGATGAGATGAAGACTCACCTGATTGTTGCGGATGTTGCCCGCGGCGATGGTAAAGATAATAGTGCTTTCCATGTTTTTGACTTAGAAACAATGGAAGTAGTAGCCGAGTATGTGGGCAAACCGACGCCCGATGACTTTGCTGACATATTGTATAATGTTGCTGCTGAGTATGGAAATCCTATGTTGGTGATAGAAAACAACAACATAGGATACGCAGTACTTAAAAAATTGATTGATAAAGGGTATCCTAATCTATATCACTCTAGAAAGGGCGATCATCAATATGTTGATCCTGTTGCCGCACAATGGCAATCTAATGTAATCCCCGGGTTCACAACATCTTCAAAGACCCGACCGCTCATTGTAGCGAAGATGGAAGAGTTTATGAGAAACAAACTAATTACAATTAACTCTAATCGGTTGCTTTCTGAAATGAAAACATTTATTTGGCATTCAGGAAGACCCCAGGCGATGAGAAGTTATAACGATGATTTGGTCATGTCATTTGCAATTGGTTGTTGGGTCAGAGATACGGTGATTGTAGAAAGTCAAAAAGATGTTGAGTATAGCAAACAGTTTCTGTCGGCTATCTCTACGTCTAGAACAGAGATATCTACCACTATCCCTGGCATGAGTGGTCATGATCGCGCGAAGGCTAGTCAGCAATTTGACGAAGCCAAGAAATTTAATGAACAGTATATAGCTTTAATAAAAGGATAAATGATGGCGAATAAAGACAATAACCCCCGCAACCCCGGTGCCCCCTTATTTAGGAGACTCACAAGACTTCTATCGGGACCCATTATTAATTATCGTGCTCAGTTTGCACGCCAAGAACGCCGGGGCGACCTAGACAAGTATCGGTACCGCTTCCGCTCCATGAGCGGGCAAGAGTTCCGCCGTGCCGATAATAACATGTCGCAGAACTATAATCTGTTTACATCGGCTGCCTTTAGAAACCAAAACCGCGCAGAGCGTTATACCGACTTCGAGCAGATGGAGTACATGCCTGAACTGGCCTCGGCTCTGGATATCTATGCGGATGAAATGACAACTTCAAATGAGTTCGATAAGCTGTTAACAGTCTCTTGCATGAATCTTGAAATTAAAACAATTTTGAATTCATTGTTTTATGATGTTTTAAATATTGAAGCCAATGCTTTTGGATGGTCGCGTTCCATGTGTAAGTATGGAGATTTGTTTCTCTATTTAGATGTGGACGAGAAGCTGGGAGTTACTTCGCTTATCGGATTGCCAAACAACGAGGTCGAACGCCTCGAAGGACAAGACCCCACAAACCCAAATTACATTCAGTATCAGTGGAACGGCGCCGGAATGACCTTTGAGAACTGGCAGGTTGCACATTTCCGCATTCTTGGAAATGATAGGCATGCTCCGTATGGTACTTCAGTTTTCGATCCTGCCCGTCGTATCTGGCGTCAGCTTACGCTTTTAGAGGACGCGATGATTGCCTACCGTGTTGTCCGCGCTCCTGAACGCCGCATCTTTAAGATTGACGTGGGTAACATCCCGCCTCAGGATGTGGCTCAATACATGGAAAAAGTAAAGGGTGAAATGAAACGTAACTCTATTGTTGATGCCGCAACAGGTCGCGTAGATCTTCGCTACAATCCGCTGTCCCTGGAAGAAGATTACTTCATTCCGATGCGTGGCGGCGTTGGTTCCGACATTATTTCACTTCCGGGTGCTAAGTCTTTAGACGATATTGAAGACGTAAAGTATATGCGTGACAAGTTGTTCTCGGCTATCAAGATTCCTCAAGCGTATTTAACAAACCTAGAGGGCGATACAGAGGACAAGACCACCCTTTCTCAGAAGGACATTCGTTTTGCACGTACTGTACAGCGCCTCC